CGCTTGTGTCAATTGTTCCGTTAGCCTTTAGGAATCCAGAGGCAGTGCCTCCAACAACCTTATAGCCTGTGTTTGCAATCGCATAACCATCAGCATTTATAACGAATTTGTTATCTCCATTCCAAGAGACATACAGCAAGTTTGGATTGGGGTCACCTTGGTCAACCTGCTCTTCGCTGTTAATCGTAAGGACACCCTCACGCTCAATAAGTGGGGTGGTAACAACGGCTGCGGTAACAGTTCCAGATGTAGAAAGATTACCTACTGTTATAGAGTTTGTGGTTGTGCTGCCAACGTCTGTGACAGCATCTAGGCTTGGTGTAGAGAGGGTGTTTTCATCATCAGCCTGCCAGTTTCCAACTCCTCCGGGTGGCTGAATCCATCTAAGAATTTGACCGTTGCTTGCTGAATTTGTTAATGTCTTTGTACCAGCGGCAGTTAAAAGTTCTTGCCTATTTCCTGCTGGAGTTTTGTATCCTGTTGCCGTAGTATATCCACCAAATACAGTATCACCACCTAGTGGTTGAATGTTTAGTGTTGATGGAGTAAATGTAAAAGCAAGAGTTGGTTCTTCACCGGGGTCACCGGGAGCAATCATTTCAGTCTGACTTCCTACCTGTATTTTATTATTTGAAGCCAATAAATAGGTGCTGCCATCTTGAATAGCCCCAATGTGAATAGAGCCCTGACCTGCAATACCTGTGGTTATGTCTACTTGACCTACATTTAGGTTTGTTGAAAACGTGGCTGTTCCAATAGACAGCTTTGTTCCGTTTGTAATTACTGATGTAGTAGCTGCGTCCCCTAAAGCCGACCCATAATACATTTTGCCAAATGCTAATGGAGCTGCATCAATCCACTGTCCAGTGCTACTAACATACACTAACCTAGAGCCATTTACCGGAAGGGTCAACGTAACGTCAGAGAGGTCATTTAACGAGCCATAACTCGTTAGAAAGTTAGGAGCCCAGTTAACCCACGAAGTGCCGTTAAAACGCAGCAAATTGCCCTCTGCGGCAGTGCTGATGACTACATCTGTTAGGTCATTAAGTATTGCTACGTCACTACTGCCAGTGCCAACGGTAATCCAGCTTACTCAACTACCTGTGGAAGAGAGTACCTTACCAGCAGTTCCAATTGAACCGGAGTTATCACTAACGGTTCCGAGAAGACCTACCTGAGTGACAAAGAATTTTTTGCCCTGTATGCGCTGATTGCCGAGCGTTCGGACAAACGTAAATAAATTCTCTATCATAGACCTTATGCGTTAGTATCGCAATCGCCTTCAATAGGATATACTGGGTAGTACACCGAAGACTGCTGCGAATCCTCCTCGTTGAACAAATCGTTGGTACTGGCTTGAGCAGACGCTAAAAGCGTTGCATCACCCTTGATATAATTTACAATACGTTGATTGATATAACTAATCTTGGAGTCCAGCCCACTTGAGATTCCATCAAGGGCATATTGGTCTAAATTCTTTTCTTCTGCTTTTGTGCTTCCTATCGCTGTGCGGATAGTAGAAATAGCACTACGGACAACATAAAGGGCAAGGCAATACTTTACTAACTTAAATAAGCCAGCCTCTGTTGCAGTCAAATCCTCATCGAAAACCTTTTGCTCAAGCTCCTCGTATAGGTCTGTGCCTAACAAGTCTTGAATAGAGGTAACTTGCTCCAACATAATAAGAGACAGCAAAGAAGAACGGTCTAACTTCTTGGGCAGAGGATAGTTTTGATAGACGTAGTTGTCGTCAATAAAGATAACTTTTACAATGCTCATTGCTCAGAAGGAATGTCGTTAATGTTTGCTCCCTTAATCGATTCAAGGTTTATCTGCTCTTCGATAATCGACAAGTTAATCTTGTCATAACCAACAGTGTTAAGAACCCTATTCATAGAGTCCATAATGTTTGCCCTGTTAGGCAGTGTCTCCGTAGCTCGGAAAATCTGATATGCGCTAACGAGTTCGTTACCAGTACCACCAAGCTTACCAGCAACCATAACACCAAATAGAGTTGGTGAGGTTACGTTGTGGGCAGTAAGAATCTTAGCATCATTAAGACGGCTAAGGATATCAATGGTCTTGTCTAAGTTGCTTACGTCAAGAGGAGTAAATATCGGAGCGTCTTCTTTGCTCTTTACCCAAGAGGCAATAACTGTCTCTGACTCAGAGCCCACGAATGATGCCTTGAACTTATCAAACTCTAGTCTCTTTTGGTCATTAGACATATTACGTCCAACGAACGTTGCGAGAACTTTTGGAGTAAAGCCGTTGGCAGCGGAGTTGCGTATGTGCTTACCAAATTCGTAGTCCGCACTGATAAAATGGAACGCCGAAATGTAGTTCGGAACACCGTAATAGTGATTGTTGCTGTATGGATTTTTGACATAAAGGACCTGCTCGTTTTCCTTTCCAAACTTATCAAAGGCAGCAATCTTTTTTGGTTGGTTGTGTTGCATAGACACATCTCCCTTACCAAACTTACGTCTTAAGATGTAGTGAGTTATACGACCATTTTCGTCTGGCTCTGCAATGCGAATACCCTTAATGTCAAGAGACTTGAACTCAATTAACTTGTTGTGTTCTTTGTTCCACTTAATGTAAAACGCAAAAGCACCATTAAGCTCCTGCTGAAACGCCGCGTGTACTATCTGCTCGTACAGACCTTGAGACTTACCAGCGCAGTTAGCGAGGAAAGCCTTTATCTCTGCCCTTTTGATAGGAGCTTTAAATGCTTCATCTACAGAGCTATCTAGGCCGTTTCCAGCAACCATCTTTGCCTTCTTGGTCAATACCAGCGTGAACTGGTGATTGATTGTACATACGTTGCAAGAGGATGGGGAAGTCATCACCATAACCAAACTTGATGTAGTCGCCAGCGATTGTATTGCCTACCGCATAGCGATTGTCTAGGCTTTCAATTGACTTTTCGAGTGGGTTTGTGGCAATGTTGCTGTCCTTCGCAACAACAAAAGTGTTGGAAGCAAAAAAATCAACAACCTTAGTGAAAACGCTCATTTTAATATAATTTACAAGTTACTTATCTTAACTGTACTGGAAAATAGGTCATCGTTACTATCAGAGTTCTCAAAAGTGTAGTCTTCTACTAAACAAATGTAATTTCCGTATGCCCGGATGTCGTCATAAATTTCGAGCTTATACTCCCCACCTGCAATCTCTTGTGGTGAGATATCAAGGTCAAGACCAATAAAGTCTTTAGCTGCATCAAACTCATACTTGTCGTACAGGTTATCAAAGACATATTCCTGTCCTCCGACAATCTTAGTGAGCTTAATGGTGAGTGGGATATTTGACATAGCAGGAGCTTTTACAAATGATAGCTCGTTGTTTTGTCCGTTTAAAATCAGTTTCATAATGTAAAGGTAATAAAAAAAGGGAGGGGAAACCCCTCCCTTTCCCCAATGAAGGGTTATATTTATTACAGATTAACCTTTAGGAATTCCGTGGGGGTCATCGTGTAAGCAAGTGCGTTCTCTTCGCCAACCAAAGTCAACTGGTAACGGTTCTTGTCCGTGCGAGCAGCGCCAGAAGCACCGTCAACAGTAGCAGCGTAAAGACCAAAGTCAAAACCTACAACGTGGCAAGTTCCAGCAGCAGTCTCAACGAAAGCTACGATTTCAGCACCAGGAGTAGCAATTTTGTCAAAAGCTGCTCGCTTAACGGCATCCATACGCAAGAACTCCATAGTGATGGTAGGAACAACAGAAGCAGAACCATCAGCGTTTACTGTCTTAACGTCAGTAAAGTTAGAAAATCCGTCTTTGTTGTTGAAACCAAGCTCAAGAACAGTAGTTCCTCCAGAAACAAGACCAGCACCAGAGATAGTAGCAACTCCTGCGGTTACAGTAAGGTCTCCATTATCATCCAATTCAGCCTTGTCAACAAGGTAAACGTTTTTTAATCCACCGCTGGACACGGTGTTACAGGCGTAAGAAACTTGAAGTCCAGTAAAATCAACAGCACATCCCATTTTATTATATTTTTTTTAAGTGAGAGGGGGCTTTCGCCCCCCCTCTATTATTTATTATGCGAAATTCTTAGCGTAGACGATTTCCTCACCTTTCAGGTAAGAGAAGCCAAGCTTGAATTGTCCCCAGATTTTGTCGCTAGACAATTCTGCTTCGTACTTCATATCGATAGCGCGAACGTCACTGTAGTTGTCGGTCAACATAACGATGTTCTCAGGAGCAGAGATAAAGAATGAACCAGCAGCAAGTGAAGGGAAGTGGATAACCTCCATACCGTAGTAGGCAGGGATGTTTCCTTCAACAACGCCTTGAGCAGTGGTAGTGTACAAACCAGCGATAGCGATTTGGTAACATTGAATAGCGGCAGTTCCCATAAAGAAAGCTGGCTTCAATTGACGGTCAGCATCACCATAAACAGCAGACAACATATCAGCGCTCATTACTTGGTAAGCACCTTCCATTTTGTCGAGGATGTTAGCAGCAGTGAAAGCAGCGTTTGTGTCGTAGTCAAGAACAGTAGCATCGGCAGAAAGCTCGGTAGCTAGAGTAGTGGCAGCAAGCTCAAGAGCCTTCTGAGCAGACAACTTAGCGAAGTAATCGAAAACCCAGTCTTTGAACTGAGAGTCCATAGTCTCTTCGTTGTGTTGGCCTTGCTTAAGAAGCACAGAGCGGTAGGTAGATTCTAGAACGTCTTTGCAGTTCAAGAAAGCCCACTTGTAGGTCTCAACAGTCATCTCTTTCTCATCGATAGATGCAGAACTAGCGGCAGTGAAATCACACAAGTCATTACCAAAGGTCAAGCTCGCATCGAAGATGGGGACTTGTACTTTTGATTTGACGCCGTCAACAAGACGGAATCGGTCCAACACTTTGGCACTCTTTACCATTGAATCGATAAAGAGGTCGGGGGTGCGGTTGCCCCAATCTAAAGTTGCAACTGAAATTGCCATTTTATTTTTGAATTTAAGTAATATACAAATTAATAAAGACGCTTGCCAAAAAACTTGTCAATCATCTTGATTTTCTCAGAGGTGATTCGTTCGAATTTAATCGTCTTATCAACGACCGTTGCTTCCTCTTCTTCGCCAGCTTGTTCAGCAGACAAAGTCAATTCAGCTTCTTCGACAGAGGCATCCTCTACCTCTTCTAGTTGTACTTCTACAACTGGTTCTACAACTACTTCCTCAACAACCTCTACAGGCTCTTCGGAGAGTTCTACGTTTTGCTCTTCAGCCACCTCTACGGCTGGCTCTACAGCAGGCTCTTCGTTGGCCTCAACTACTTCGTTGAACTGCTCTTGCGACTCAGCCCAAAGCTCCATTAAGGTTGCGATTGTTTCGTTTTGCTTATTGATGCTAGCCTCTAGGTTTGAGAGACGCTCACCAAGCTCAACAGCGAATTTGAAATCCATATTACTTTCGAATTTTTGTTCTACCATATCAAAATTTTTAACCTCAATAG